GCCAAATCGTCCAGCGTTAAGCCTAAAATACCGAGAATTGCAGATCCGACTCCCTTTCCGTCGCCGCTTAAGCGTGAGAAAAAGAGCCCCCTTGACAGAACGCATAGGGGTTCGTATGCTCCACTTCGGCGTCCGACGTTGGCAAGATCGGGCCCGCTTGGCCCGCAGACTTTTGATCGTGAATACGTTTCTCAGTCTGGTTGGGGTGCTGCTGATCATTCTGCTACTACTCAATTTGCTAGTACTACTGCCCAAGCCCGCGAGGGAGGAGTAAGTGCCACTGATGCATTGAGATATGATGGTGCAGATGACAATGTTACACTCAGTAAATTTCTCTCGAGACCCGTTAAGATTCGGGAATTCACCTGGAAAGAAGGTGATGCCTTAAGAGAATATGCTATTTATCCATGGAAAGAGTTTCTACGTACTCCTGAAATCGCTCGCAAGATTGCAAATTATGCGTGGATTTCTGGTACAATGAATATTCAAGTCCTAGTGAATGGTACTCAATTCCATTATGGAAAATCTATGCTTAGTTGGAGACCACTTACACGTTCAGGCACGGAATTAATTCGTGCACCAGGGAATGCTGATTTTATAGATAACGTGAGATTTTCACAACGTTTGAATGTAACTATCGATCCCACTGAATGTGAAGCAGGTACCATGCAGATCCCTTTCATATGGCACAAAACTTATTTAGATCTTAATTTTGATCAAGAACTCGAGAATATCGGCGAATTAATTCTATCGAGCTATAATGAGTTACAGAATGCTCAAACCGGGTCAACAACTCCGAAAGATGTCAATATTACTTTGATGGCATACTTGACAGGAGTGACTCTGACTGGAGCTACTGATTTTACTTATCAATCTCAAGCTGGTAAAACAGACGAGTATGATGAAGGAAATAAAGGCGTTATTTCCACACCCGCTTCTGCGGTTGCTAAGGCAGCGGGAGCACTTAAGTCGATACCTATGATCGCGCCCTATGCAACAGCTACTGAGATGGGAGCCAATGCAATTTCTTCTATAGCAAAACATTTTGGTTATTCAACACCAAATAACCTTGAGCCTCG